GCAGCAAAAGCCGATCGTCGTGGACGCGAAAGGCATCGTACTCGCCGGCAACGGAACGCTCACCGCCGCGCAGGAACTCGGCTGGACCGAGATTCAGATCGTGCGGACCGAACTGGCGGGCGTCGAGGCGACGGCGTTCGCGATTGCTGACAACCGGACGGCGGAGCTGGCGGAGTGGGAGGAGGACAAGCTGGGGGAAGTTCTGCGGTCACTGAAGGACGGCGGTTTTGACCTTGCTTCAATTGGTTACAGTAAAAGCGATTTCGATTCATTGGTCGCCTCAACTCTCAGCGACGATTACACGCACAAGGTGGACGCGCCCGTTTACGAGCCGAAGGGCGAGAAGCCTCCTGTCATCGAGTTATTCAACAGCGAGCGAGCCGATGACCTCTTGAGCAAGATTGAGGCATCAAAGGCACCGGAGGAGGTGAAGCGATTTCTGAAGACTGCCGCCGCCCGTCATATCGTTTTCGACTACGGCAAAATCGCAGAGTTTTACTGCCACGCGGACAAGGAGACGCAGGCGCTCATGGAGGATTCCGCGCTGGTCATTATCGACTTTAAGAAAGCAATGCAGCTCGGTTACGTGAAGCTAAAGGCCGAGATCGCGGACGCGCTCGAAAGCGAGCAGGGCGGCGAAGGCGCGGAGGATGGCGCCGATGAATAAACCATTCTGCGTTTTCATCATCAGCCACGGACGAGCAGACAAGGTGGTGACGTTGCGAACACTAAAAAAGCGCGGCTACACCGGACCACTATTCATTGTCTGCGACAACGAGGACAAGACCATTGACCAATACCGCAAGAATCACGGGGCGGACATGGTGCTAGTTTTCGACAAGCCGCACTACGCTTCGCTTGTAGATTCGTGTGACAACTTCCAGAACCGCAGGACGACGACGCACGCACGCAACGCCTGCTTTGATTTGGCGAAGGAGCACAACTTTGAATACTTTCTTGTTTTGGATGATGATTACTTTCAGTTCAACTTCACGTTTAACCGAGCGGGCGCATACATCGACAAGGTTCCTGAATCGCTGAATGCGGTTTTCACTTCTTACGTTAGCTTCATGGATTGCGATGAGAGAATAATGACGGTATGCATGGCCCAAGGCGGAGATTTAATGGGCGGAGAAAACAGCCAGATAGTGAAAGGAAACAGGTTTCCTTGGCATAAGCGAAAGGCGATGAACTCGTTTTTCTGCAAGACCTCGCGCCGTCTCTGGTTCTTCAGCCGACTTAATGAGGACGTGAATACATACTTGTGTCACGGTCAGCGCGGGCAGTTATTTATGACGTTACCGGATTTCCACCTGCATCAGCTAATAACCCAAAAAGAAGGCGGAGGGATGGCGGACGCTTACCTCGTCAGCGGAACTTACGTTAAGAGCTTTTACGGTGTCATCACCTGCCCATCCTTTGTGAAGGTAACGGCGCAGAAGGCAATGGGCAGATTGCACCATAAAATTACTTGGAATAACGCAGTGCCGAAAATCCTAGATGACACGCACAAGAAGCCATGACCGACGCCGAGCAAACCCCGTCCGAAATCCTCGCGCGCCGCAACGTCCAGAACATCGCGGTAAAACTCAAGGCCGGCAAGACGCTGACGACCTCGGAGCGCAAGGCGCTGAACGATTTCCAGTCCGGCCAGCTCGACGGCTGGGTGAAGGACCTGAGCACGCTCGCGAAGGAACTCGGCCTTTCCCGCCAAGCGATCTACGACGCGCGCAACCGCTTCCCTGACGCACCGAAGAAGCACGAGGACGGACGCCGCGAGAACCTTGCAGCGTGGCAGCAGTTTTGCGCGGAGAACGTGATCGGGAAGGACGTGGCGACGAAGAACCTCGCCGAGCTCAAAGCCGAGCTCATGCGCGAGCAAATCCGCCTCGCCCGCAGCAAGAACGAGCGCGAAGCCGGTGACGTGATCGACCGCGAAGTCGTCGAGGCGATGCTCGTCACGCTGGGCCAAAAGCTCAACCTGCTCCTGCGCCTCAAGCTCGAAGTCGAGCTAGGGCCGCGCGGCGTCGGGATGAACGCGGCGGAGTTGAACGTGGAGGGCGGCGTGATTCTGAGCGAGATCCGCGAAGTCGTGAACGCGAATATCGCGACGTTCGAGGGCGAGGCGTTGGACAGGTCGAGGGAGTGAAATGACTGAAATCCACATAATTCCCTCAGAGGATCAAATCGAGCATCGCGTCGACTGCGAGTGCTGCACCGCATATCCAGACGGATTTGGGTTGTGGATACACCACAGCGCGGACAAGCGCGAGCAATATGAACGCGGGGGAAACCTCGGCAAAGGGTGGATCGTGGCGAAGAAGGACGAGCAAACAGGCAAACTTATACCCTTATGAGAAACGATGGTGAACCGATTGTTTGAAATAAGTGTTGCAATCAATCAAACGGTGTAAATGCTCTGAAACATGACCTCAACCAAAGAAATCCCAGTCAAAGCTGTCGTAATAAAAGAAACCACCCGCGAGCATGGAACGACTAAGCTCATCGGACAAACGCTCTACATCTGGAGCGCAACCCCAAACATGCCCTACAACGCGGGCCAAGTAGTGGTATCGCGCCAGCCTTCGGGCAATGGCCGGTTCTGCTTTCCGCCTGACTGCCTCCGCATCGCATGACCGCCGGCGGCAAACGCAAAGGCGCAGGCCGCAAGCCCCTCCCGCCCGACCAGCGGGCCGTCGGCGTGACGGTGCGCCTCCGTCCACAAGTCGCGGCGCGGTTTCGCGCTTGGTGCAAAGCTCGCGGCATGAGTCAGAGCGAAGCGTTTTCGACGTGGGTGCTCCACCTGATCGCGTGACCGCCTCCGACCTCCTCTGCGCAACCCTGCGCCTGCCGCAGCCCGACCGCTCGCCGATCTACGAGTGGGCGCGCAAGCATATCATTCTGCCGGAGAGCTACGCGACGCCAGGTCCATTCAACGTCAAAATTTCGCCGTGGCTGATTCCGATCTTCGACGCGCTGCAAAATCCGCTCGTGCGTCGCGTGCACTTTCGCAAAGCCGTCCAGATCGGCGGCACGCTCGTCGCTGACATCTGGGTGCCGTGGCTCATCTGCAACGACGCGGGGCCGATCTCATGGACGATGCAGACCGACGAGATGATCGACCGGCACGCAAAGTCGCGGCTCAATCCGATCTTCGAGGGCTGCAAGCCGGTGGCGGCGATGCTCCCGCGCGTCGGGCCGAACCGGACGACGACCGAGATTTATTTCGGCGGATTCTTTTTCCTGCTCAATCCTGCGAACATTTCCAGCCAGCAATCGCAGTCGATCAGGTGGAAAATAAATGACGAGATATGGCTCCCAAAGTGGCAGGAGCCCTATGGCCATGCCGTCGCCCGCGTCTCTCGCTTCGAGGAGGTCGGGCGATCGAAAATTTACAACACCTCGCAGGCTCCGATCATGGACCTCGAAACCGGCAACGTAGAGGACACATCCTTCCGCCAAGGGAACCAGCAGGAGTGGAGCACGGAATGTCCGTCGTGCCGCAAAGTTCACCCTATCGCCTTCGCCTTGGACAAGAACGAGGACACCGGCTTGCGGGGCGGAGTGGTCTGGGATGCCGCGGCGAAGCGAGATGACGAGACGTGGGACGTGCCGCGGGCGGTCGCCTCGTGCCGCTTCCGGTGCCCTCACTGCGGCCATGAGTCACCAGACACCGACACGACGCGCAACGGGTGGAAGCGCGCCGGTCGCTTCGTGCCAATGAACCCGACCGCGCCGTCGGAGATCCAGAGCTTCCGCGTGGAGGCGGTCGTCAGCCGGCCGATGCGGCTACTCGTCGAAGAATTCTGCGAGGCCGACAATCACCACGTGCGGCAGGGTGATGATAAGATGAAGATCGAGTTTCGGACGAAGCGCGAGGCGCGGCCGTGGATCGTGGAGAAAAAGGTCGTGAACCTCTTCGTCACGAAATCCGATTACACCGTCGCCCAGTTCAGCAACGGCGAAGGCATCGAAGGCGAGGTCATCCGGTTCATGTCGATCGACCGCCAGCAAGACCACTGGTGGGTTGAAATCGGCGCGTTCTCCTCGGCGACGGGGCCGACCTACAAGCAGCTTTATTTCGGCCGCATCGAGACGCGGGACCAGCTTCGGCAGATGCAATGCCGTTACAAGGTGCAGGACGCGTGCGTCGCTCAAGATCGCGGTTACCGACCCGCGGACGTGGACCGAGATTGCGCCGACTTTGGCTGGCGAGGTATGCGCGGGCACGCACGGAAGACGTGGACGATGAAGGACGACGCGAGCGACAAGTTGATTAACTTCCCGTTCTCGGAGCCGCGCACGAGCGACTACCGCGGCGGGGATGTGTATTATTACGATTGGTCAGGCGATTACTTCAAAGACCTCTTGGCAAACGCGCTAGAGGCAAAGGGCGATCTCAAGTGGCTACTGCCGGCCGACGTCAATCCGCTCTACCTCGAACACCTGCGAGGCGAGTCGAAGGTTGAAATCCGCACCGGCGTCTGGGAGTGGCGCGAGGTTAAAAGCAACGCGCCGAATCACGGGCTCGACACCTCGGCGATGATGCTCTGCATGGCGACGATTGCCAACGTCGTGCGTTA